CGAACGGTGGCTCGACTGACGCAGAAGCACAGTATAAGAACGTGACCGCAACGCCTGCAAACGGCGCGGCAATCACCTTCTTGAACACCGCTTCGGCTGCTGTGAACTGCTTCTGGCACCGCGATGCAATCGAACTGCTGCCTGCTTCGCTGGCTGTTCCTACCGATGCTGGCGCAGACATCATGCGCGCCACCACCGATCAGGGCGTTGAACTGGTGATGCAGAAGCAATTCGACATCAACACCCAGAAGACCAAGTATCGCTGGGATACGCTGTTCGGCGTGGCGATGTTGCAGCCTGAAATGGCTGGCATCATGCTGTTCTCGCAGACCTAATGACACTGGGGAGGGGCTTCGGTCCCTCCCTTCACTTTGATCTGGGAAAAACATCATGCCGCTTAAAAAAGGCTACAGCCGCAAGACCATCGGCAAGAACATTTCGGCAGAAGAGAAAGCTGGAAAGCCGCGCAAGCAGGCCATCGCTATTGCTCTGAACACCGCCCGCACCGCAGCAATGAAGGCTGGAAAGCCAGCAAAGGCACCGAAAGGAAAGCGCAAATGACCACTATGCTTTACAAGCACCCTGGGCCACATGAAATTCATGGCGACAAGTTCGACTATGTGATCGTCGAGGACGGCGCCATAGATGCAGCCATCAAGGACGGCTGGGCAATGACCACCGACGAGGCGAAGGCAGGCCCCGCAAAGCCAGCGCGCGCCCGCAAGCCGAAGGACGAGGAATAAGGCATGGCCTATACGAAGCGCGACATCATCAACATGGCCTTCGAGGAAATCGGCTTGGCTGGATATGTGTTCGATCTGCAGCCGCAGCAGCTTGAAGGCGCGCTTCGTCGGCTCGATGCAATGATGGCGACCTGGAACGGCAAGGGCATCCGCCTCGGCTATCCGCTGCCGTCCTCGCCGGGATTGAGCGATCTGGATCAGCCCACCGAGGTTTCCGATTTCGCAATTGAGGCGATGGCGCTGAACCTCGCTGTGCGGATCGCGCCAGGCTACGGCAAGACGGTCTCGCCAGACACCAAGGCTTCGGCCAAGAACGCCTATAACCAGATCATCGCGCAATCGGCCAAGCCGATCGAGATGCAATTGGATAGCATGGCTATTCCGAGCGGCGCCGGAAATAAGGACTGGGGTTATTCCAACGACCCGTTCTTGCGCCAACCCACTGATCCGCTGACGGTTGGCCCGGACAGCATCCTCGATTTGGAGTAAACCGATGACCAGCATCAACAAGCTATCCGCCCTCGACACGCTTTCCCCAGGCAATTTGCTTGCGGTCTGGGCCACAAACGACGGCGACACGCGCAAGGCATCAATCAGCCTGCTCACCAGCTACCTGCAGGGCGCACTGGTGCTGCCTGGGGCGCTGACGACGCAGTATTCCGCGCCAAGCGCCACAGCCTTCACGGTGACCGTCGCTCAGGGTGACACTTGGCTGATCCTGACGCCCACCGGCACCTTTGCGACCGGCACGATCGTTCTGCCTTCTGCGCCAGGGGATAAGGCCGAGGTCAGCGTCAACTGCACACAGATCGTCACCGCGCTGACCGTTTCGGCGGGTGGCGCGACGGTGACGGGCGCACCGACAACCTTGGCGGCGGCCAATGCGTTCTTCACCATGCGCTTTGATGCGGCCACGTCGGCTTGGTACCGGGTGGGCTGATGCAAATTCCAATCCTCAACGGCATTTTCACTGATGGAAGCCCGAACTTTCGGACCAGCTATCCGGTGAACTTGGTCCCGGTCCCGAAGTCGACCGGGATTTCGGAGGGCTATCTGCGCCCTGCCGATGGGATCGTGAAAACTGGCGACGGCCCAGGCGCCAACCGTGGCGGCCTCAACTGGAACGGCGTGCTTTATCGCGTGATGGGCACCAAGTTGGTCACGGTGGCGCAGAACGGAACTGTCACGGTGATCGGCGATGTTGGCCCTGGCGGTCGCGTAACGATGACCTACAGCTTTGACTATCTGGCAGTGGCATCAGGCGGGCGGCTCTATCTCTACAACGGCACGACGCTGGCGCAGGTCACTGACCCAGATCTAGGCACGGCGCTGACGGTGGTCTGGGTCGATGGCTATTTCATGACGACCGACGGCGAATTTCTTGTGATTACGGAACTGAACGACCCGTTTGCGGTGGATCCGCTCAAATATGGGTCGTCGGAAGCTGACCCCGATCCGATCAAGGCGTTGCTCAAGCTGCGCAATGAAATCTATGCGCTGAACCGGCACACCATCGAGGTGTTCGACAACACCGGAACTCCTGGCTTTCCGTTTCAGCGCATCTCGGGTGCGCAAATCCAAAAGGGCACGCTCGGCACGCACACCTGCTGCGTTTACAATGAAACCATTGCATTCATGGGCAGCGGCGTGAACGAGAGTGTCTCGGTTTGGATCGGGGCAAACGGCACGGCGCAAAAGATCGCCACCCGCGAGATTGAAGAAATCCTTGCAGGATATACCGAAGCCCAGCTTTCGACTTCGTTCATGCAGGAACGGACCGAGGGTGCGCACCAATTCTTGGAAATTCATCTGTTCGATCAAACGATCGTGTTTGATGCTGCGGCCTCTCAGGTTCTCGGCCAACCGGTGTGGTTCTTTCTGCGATCAACGCTTGTCGGGCTTGGCCGCTGGAACGTCTGCGACGCGGTCTGGGCCTATGACCGCTGGAACGTCTGCAAGCCTGGCGCGACCGATGTGGGCTATCTGGACAAGAACATTGCGACCCACTGGGGGCAGATTGTCGGCTGGGAGTTCGGCACGATGATCGGCTACAACGAAAGTCGCGGCGCGATCTTCCACGAAATGGAACTGGTGGCTCTCACAGGCCGCGTGCAGCCCGGTGCTGACCCGACGGTGTGGACGTCCTATTCGGTCGATGGCCTGACCTACAGCGTCGAGAAGCCCGCACGGGTGGGCACGCTGGGCCAGTATGACAAGCGGATCGTATGGCTGCAGCAAGGTAGCATGCGGAACTGGCGGCTGCAGAAGTTCCGGGGCACCAGTGATGCCCAGCTTGCAGTGGCACGCTTGGAGGCGCGGCTTGAGCCGCTGAACTTCTGATGGCTGATCCGACCCCGCTCAACCGAAACCAGATCGCTCGCTTTGTCGGGAATGACCCGGACGCTATCCGGGCGATCGAGCGCCTGTTCACTGTGGCTGGACAACTGACGCCTGCGGACATTGCAACGCTCACGCAACTGATTTTCGACAATAGCTATGCGGTGGGTGCCGCTGATAACAAGGCAGAAGTGGCGCTGTCAACCGCGACATCTGCGGAGCGGCTGGCTGATCTTCTGGCGAAGGCACCGATTGCCGAAACTCACAACTCTGTGCGGACCGACTATGTTGATTTTAATTTGTCTGCTCCGCACGTAAGCAACATCGGGAGACTTGCTTGGAATGGCAAAGATCAGACACTTGATCTAAGCATGGAATACGATGTCGTCCAGCAGATCGGCATGGAGACATATGCCAGGGTGGCGAACTTCACCGGCGTGACGATCCCCAACGGCACAGTCGTAGGGTTCACCGGCGCCATCCCTGACAGCGCGCTGGCGGTCGCACCGTACCTGGCCGATGGTGCAACCCCGTCCCTGTATGTGGTCGGCGTGATGACGCACGATCTGCCCGACACTGGCGACAAGGGATACTGCACGGTCTGGGGCTTTGTCCGCGATCTGAACACCAGCGCCTTCACGCTGGGCGACATTCTCTATGCATCGCCCACTGTTGCCGGCGGTTTTACAAACGTGAAGCCTACGGCGCCCGACAATGTGATCCCGATCGCGGCCGTTCTGCAGGTCGGCACGACCGATGGCGTGATCTTTGTGCGGCCGACGATCGAGCAGCAGAAGTATTACGGCGAGTTCACCAAAACGAATAGCCAAACGCCTCTGCTGGCCAATACGGCATATCCGCTGCTGTTCACCAATACGGAAATTGCCAACGGCGTGTACATCGGCACGACTACGTCAGAAGTTTATGTAGATCAGGCGGGGCTCTACAATATTGCCTGCTCCGTGCAAATCACATCTGGAAACTCATCCCAAAAAGCCGTTTGGGTTTGGTTGCGCAAGAACGGAACCACAAATTTTCCCAACTCTGCTAGGGTCGCGTCGATCACCCTGAACAACGGCTATCTTGTGGTAACGCTGAACGAAGTTGACTCTTTGCTGGCTGGAGACTTTATTGAAATCATGTATGCATCGGACAGCATCAACGTCAGCATTGCGACCGTGGCCGCCACCGCCTTTGCCCCAGCGGCACCGGCCGTGATCCTCGCCGTCACACAGACAGAACAGTAGGAAATCATCATGGCAGTCACACCCAAGGTTCTGATCCCAGCCAAGCAGGCTGAAAACGCGCAGACAACGCAATACACGGCTGATGCCGTCAAGGCGATCATTGACAAGTTCACTGTCACCAACACCAGCGTTGCGAACGTGATAATTTCTGTCAACTTAGTTGAAACAGGCGGTTCTGCTTCGGCATCTAACCTTGTGATTGACGCGCGAACCATCGCGCCCGATGAAACTTACACCTGCCCAGAACTGGTCGGCCAAGTGCTTGACGCTGGAAACTTGATTTCAACGCTGGCATCGGCTGCAACGTCGCTCACCATTCGCTGCTCTGGAAGGGAAATCACATAATGGACTACCGCGAAACCGCCCGCATGATTGCTATCGAAGAAGGCGTTGACCCTGATCTTTTTTTGCGCCTTGTCGGTCAGGAAAGTTCATTCAACCCAGATGCAGTGTCTTCAAAGGGCGCATCTGGCTTGGCCCAGCTTATGCCTGGCACAGCGGCGGAACTCGGGGTTGACCCGTCTGACCCGATCCAGAACCTGCGTGGCGGCGCGCGCTACCTTCGTCAGCAGCTTGACGCGTTCGGTGACCCTGTGCTGGCTTTGGCCGCATACAATGCAGGACCCGGTGCCGTGCGCAAATATGGTGGGGTGCCTCCGTTTGCAGAGACGCAGAATTATATTTCCCGCATTCTCGGAGATTATTCTGGTCCTGGGAAAACGCCAACGCGCCCGCAGCCGCGGCCTGAAAGCGTTGAGAATTTCGCCCAAGGTTATCAGCCGCCGCGCGATGTGAACGATCTCTATGCCCGCCGCGAGGAACGCGTCGATCCGCTGTCGCTCTACAACCCGTTCGAAATCGCGCAGAGGTTCCGCTTGCAATGACAAACCTTGCCGCACAACGCAAATTCTGCGATACTGACGGCGCTGAGACGATCGCCCGCCAGCAGGCATGTTCCGCAGAGGGCGAGCCGGTGCAGGTAAATCAAGACATCGCGGTTGCAACGTCGCTTGATCAGATCGAGGCGATGATGCTTGCCGCGCCGCAGATTGATTGCCCTGTTCAGCATCATTTCGGCCCTGGCATTTATATGCGCGAGGCGTTCCTGCCCGCTGGCACCTATGTGATGGGCCATGCCCACAAAGACCAGCACATGAACATTATGCTCAAGGGCAAGATGGCGGTCATCGTCAACGGCGAGGCCAAGGTGATCGAGGGGCCATACATCTTCACAGGCCAGCCTGGTCGCAAGTTTGCCTACATCATCGAGGACACGGTTTTCGTGAACGCTTATGCAACCGAAGAAACCGACATCGAGAAGCTGGAAGAAATGTATGTGGACAAGAGCGATGCTTGGCGAGACGCGGAGCAGCAGGCTTTGAACATGCAGGCGATTGACGCTGCCGTTCACAAATACCTTGGGGGATCGTTCTCATGAGCTGGATCGCAGCAGCCATTGTCGGCAGCACTGTTGTAAGTGGGGTTGTTCAGTCTAAATCGGCAAGCAAAGCAGCCTCTGCACAGACAGCTGCTGCTGATGCTGGGATTGAGGAGCAGCGCCGCCAGTTTAATGCCGTCCAACAACTCCTCTCTCCGTTTGTCGGTGCGGGAACGACGGCCCTTGGCCAGCAGGCGGCTCTTGTAGGCGTCGATGGGCCAGAGGCGCAGCGCGCAGCCATCCAGGCGATTGAGCAAGGTCCAGAATTTTCGGCGCTGACCCGTCAGGGCGAAGAGGCGATCTTGCAGAGCGCAGCGGCGACCGGCGGCTTGCGTGGCGGCAACATTCAAGGTGCTTTGGCTCAGTTCCGCCCGCAAGTTCTTTCCAGTTTGATTGAGCAGCAATATGGGCGGCTTGGCGGTTTGGCTCAAATGGGGCAAGCCTCAGCCGCTGGCGTAGGAACGGCTGGCATGCAGACTGGTGCAAACATTTCGAACCTGATGCAGCAGCAGGGCGCGGCTCAGGCGGGATCGGCTCTGGCCCAAGGGCAGGCTTGGGGGAACGTGCTTGGCAGCGTCGGGACGCTTGCTGGTCGTGGCTTGGCATATCAGGGCTTCACGCCTAAAGGCGCTTCTGCGCCTCTGACATTTGGTCAGGGCATGTTCTACGGCGGGGGGGGCATCTGATGGTTGGACCAATTGATTACAGGCTTGACGTTTTGAACCCAATCGAGGGCGCACTCCGTGGGTATTCCATAGGTCGCCAAGACATTGAGCAGCGCCAAGTCATGCAAGAGCGTGAGCAGATGATGGGATTGCGTGACACGCAAGAGGCGCGCGCGGCGGAAGAGTTTCAAATGCGCCGAGCCGACGCAGAACGCCAGCGCGCACAAGCTGAGGCTATGCAGGCGCAACTTTCTGGACTGCGCGAAATGGCCATTAGCGGCACGCTGACAACGGACGCACTGAACCAATTTGCGCTGAACAATGCCTCGACCTTTGGAGATTTCCAGACCGCTTATCAGGCAATGGAAGCACCGCGCCGCGCTGCTGACACGCAATTCGGCATTCAGCTTTCAACAAGCCTTTTGAGCGGAAAGCCCGAGGTGGCTCTGGCCATGCTGGACGAGCGCATTGCCGCCGCAGATAACTCAGGAAACACGCAGGAAGCCGCTGCCCTGCGCGCCAACCGCAAGTTGGTGGAGATTGACCCGCAGGGCCAAGGTGTGGCTACGCTGGCGCTACTGACGGCGTCTGGAGCCCTGCCCGAGGATACGATGAAGGCAATCCTTGACGCCACAGGTCAAAGCGGTGAGGCAACGGGGACATTCCGCACGCTGCAAGAGCGCGCAAAAGCTGCTGGTCTAACGGAGGGCACGCCTGAATATCAGGACTTTATGCTTCGGGGTGGAACTTCTGACAAAGGCCCGCTGGTGCAAAACATCGTCGGCGCGGGTGAAACTGAGTTTGCAAAGAAAGCTGGTACTGAGGCAGCAACGCAATTTTCTGGAGTTGTTAATCAAGGAACGGCTGCGAGCCGCTCACTGGTGGAGCTTGAGAACCTTGAGACCAACCTGTCCAGCGTTGAAACTGGGGCTGGGGCATCGTTCAAGGCTTTCTTGGGTGGCTACGGCATCAACACCGAGGGGCTTGGAGAAATTCAGGCGGCACAGGCTGCCATTAACCGCCTTGTTCCACAACAGCGTGCGCCGGGGTCTGGAACTATGTCGGATGCCGACCTTGCTCTATTTAAAGCCTCTTTGCCTGCGTTGATAAATCAGCCCGGAGGCAACAAGGTTATCATCGAGACAATTCGCGCCATTAACGAATACGACGTGGCAGCATCGATCATTGCAGGGCAGGCTCTGGATGGCGATATAACGCAGGCAGAGGCCCGCAAGGCTTTGCGCGACTTGCCTAACCCGCTTGCTGATTTTAGGGCGCCAAAAACAGCACCGGCAACTGCAACGCAACCAGTCGTGATTGATGGCGTCACCATTCAAAGGATCGAATGATGGCTGATTTTGAACTGACCACCCCGGACGGAGCGAAATACAAGGTCACGGCAGAAACCGAAGATCAGGCTTTCGCTGCGTTGCAGAAAATGCTTGGCGCGCAACCGCCAAAAGAAGAGCCCGGCGTTTTGTCTCGGCTTTGGACATTTATTGCTGGTTCTGACGCTGACCCCACCATTCCGGCAATGGTCAAAGCTAACCTTGGCTTGCCTCCTGCCAAGGCCGCGCAAATGACGGCATTGCTTGCTACGACGCGCAGCCCTGACCGTTTGCGCAGCGGAATTGCCAAGATCGAGCCTGAAGCAGAGTTTGGCGAAGATGACGCTGGCCGATTGTATGCTGTGCTTCCTGTCTACCGTGGTGGCGAAAAGACCGGCCAGTTCACGCGGGTTTACCCGAACGAGCCAGGACTGGGCTTTACTGAGGCCATGCAGGCTGCTGGCGCTGTTGCTGCGTCAACGCCTATCGGACGCGGCCTGCGCGCTGTTGGCCTGCCAACGACTGGCGCGCTGGGCGCTGCTACCATCGGTGCAACCGAGGCTGCCGTGGTGGAAGGCGCAAGCTCTGCCTTGAGCGGCGCTCCGTTTCAGGTGACTGACATTCCAATTGGCGCTGCTGGTGGTGTTGCTGGGGAAAAGCTGTTCAACGTGGTCGGTTCGCTTGTCGGCGCAGCACGTCGCAGCGGCGCGGAGCGTGTGCTTGGTCCGGATGGCCGACTGCTTCCCGGCCCTGCAAAGCTGGTGCGCGATGCCGGGCTTGATCCGGATCAGGTGACGGCTGCGGTGGCCGCCGAGATCCAGAAGCAGGCCCGCGCTGGTGTTGAGCCTGGTGCGGCCGCCGTCACGGCTATGTCGCAAAATCTGCCAGTTGAGGTGCCGATGACGCGCGGCCAGATCACCGGCAGCAAAGGGCAGCAGCTTGCCGAGGACATGATGGCAAGTGGTGCTTATGGTTCCGCTGCCGAAAAGCGGATGACGGAATTCAGAAAAGGCCAGCAAGAGGCACTGCGCGGAAACATCACTGCAATTTCCGAAGGCATTGCGCCTGGTTCAATTCCAGTTCCAAAAGGTCAAGGCGGTCAGCTTGCGCAGGAGGCTTTAGTCGCCGCGCGAGCGGGTGACAAGGCGCGTGCAAATGATCTTTATGCCCAAGCCCGTGCGGCTGGCGCTGCGAACGTGCAGCCAGACGAGGCATTAAACATCGCAGACGCCGTGCGGAGCACTTACCGAGAGGGCTTTGACCCGATCACTGCGCCACAAATGGACGGTCTGCTTTTGCGCCTTGACGAGATCATGGCCAATGGCGGTGACATCAAGTCTTTGCAAACTTGGCGCAAGCAGGTGAGCAATCTGCGCAGTGGTGCGCCGACCGTTGAGGCGGCGGCGGCTGGAAAGGTCTTGAGGGACTTTGACGAGCGCCTGACG